GTACAAGCATTAACAGAACAACCAACAGCAGCACCCGACCCGACTGTAGAAAAAAAGAATCATTTTAAAGCGGATGTTAAGCAACCATCCGAAACAATAAAAAACATTACTAAAATCTTGTTTTCCTAAAATAAACTAACTATGGCATTTACATTATCAGGCATTGGAGCGTATACACGGCAATCGGTAGAACCGTTATTGACAGCGGCTATTTTCGGTGCAAAAACACAGGAACTTATCGCTAAAAGCGGTATCGTTTTAACAAAAGTAAAGAGTGCAGAAGCAATTCCTCTTATGGATACCGATGCGCCTTTTCAGACAGATGCTTGTGGATGGAATCCATCAGGCACAACTACCTATTCGCAGCGTACCGTTACCGTTGGTAAAATTAAAGTGGAAGAAGCCCTTTGTTATAAGACATTGGAAACTTCCTTCATTCAGGAAGCAATGAGGGCAGGATCTACCTATGAATCATTTGAGCCAGCCGCATGGGAAGCAGCATGGACTAACCGTAAGAACGAGCGTATTGCAAACCAACTGGAAACAGCATTATGGCAGGGTGATACAGCCTCCGGAAATATGAACCTTAACAAGTTCGATGGACTTATCAAATTGATTGATGCAGGTTCACCAGTTGATGGAAACGTGAATTCTTTTACAGGAATTGGAGTAATCACAGGGCTTACATCAGCTAACATCATCACTGCTGTACGTGCCGTTAAGAACGCTATCCCAGCGGCTTTGAAAGGAAGAACAGATACTGTTATCTTCTGTGGATATGATGCTTACGACTTGTATGTAGATGCAGGTGTAACTGCAAATCTTTTCTCTTACAACTTCAACGACAAGTCTAGCTACGGTGGGCTTACTGTACCGGGTACAGGCATTCGTTTAGAAGCTGTACACGGATTGAATGGAACAGGTGATATGTATGCGATGAGATTATCGAACGCTGCAATTGCAGTTGATGCTGAAGGTGAAGAAGCTAATTACAAGTTATGGTATTCTGAAGACAACAACGAAGGACGTTTCCGTGCAGCCTTTAAAATGGGTGTGAACGTAGCGTTTACAACCGAAGTAGTGAAGTTTAAATCAACAATCTAATTATGCCTAATTGTTCAATAAGCTCAGGTTATGCCATTGACTGCCGGGATGGGGTAGGCGGTAACAAAGAAGTTTACATTATCGACTTCTACGATGTTACTGCCGTTGCCGAAGCCAGCGGATTAGTAACTGGCATCACTAAAGCATCTGGAAAAAGGTTTTACAAATTTGAGATACCAGAAGCTACAGCGGAAGGAAAAGACACGCCTGTAGGCAATACACAAAACGGATCACTATTCTTCAACCATGAATTTACAATGGCCCTCAACAAAAGAGATGCTGCAACAAGAAATATTATTCTTGTGCTTGGCAAGGCGAGGGTGATAATTGTGGCAAAGGAGTTATCAGGCAGATGGACGATGTACGGAAAGGATAACGGATTATGGCTAACAACCGGAGAAGGAACATCGGGCCTTGCAGGAGGAGACAGGAATGGGTACAATCTTACATTCGTAGGCGAGCAAAGAGAACCAGTACTTGAGGTAACAAATGCGGTGGGATTGGCTTTACAGACACCCGGATAATATTTAAAACAAAAACCTAAAGAGGGGTGGGGATTTCCCTCACCCTTTTTTTATGCTACAAATTAACAAAGATATTACCAATACGTTACTATTTACAGCAACGGAAAGTTGCGTGTTAACAAATCCGTATTTTCTGTTTAAATTTACAAACAGAACAACAAATGAAATAATTTATTATGTTGCTACTGATACAAGCCTCTACAATTACAGATTCAACAAAGCCACAATATCGGGTTCATTATTCTCACAATACGGATATTATAATTACGAAATTTTTGAGCAGTTAAGTTCAACGAATATAGATCCGACAGGATTAAATTTAGTGGAGAGCGGCTTCATGGTTGTTGTTGGCGATTCATTCACGCCTGATGAATACGATGGTCAGGATAACACATTTGTAGTATGATAGATTATAATCTTATACAGGTATCTTTTGCGAGGGCTGAACAGCCTGTGTTTACTGAGCGCAAAGGCAGCGGCATTGTAAACTTTGGTGAAAAAAATACCTTCCCTACTTACTTAAACGACTTGTATAATGAAAGCCCTAAACACGGGGCTATTGTGCAAAGCAAAGCGACTTACATATTCGGGAATGGATTTGAAAAAATAAAAGACTATAAAAATCCAAACAATTCAGAAACGTGGAACGACTTGTTAAGAAAATGTGTTTTGGATTATGAGAAATTTGGCGGTTACTACTTACAAATAATTTGGAACAAGGGCGGAACGATAGCAAGTATCTACCATCTGAAGTACCATAAATTAAGAACAAATTATGACAATTCTACTTTCTGGGTAAAAGATGAGTGGGATATTTACAAGCAGATTTCTGCTAAAGATAAACTAAAGGAAAGAGATTATCCTGCATTCGATGTGAATGATAGGAAAGGATCACAGGTTCTTTTTGTTAAGAGTATCGGTGATCAGTCAGATGTTTATCCTTTGCCCACTTATTATCAGGCTTTAAATTATATTGATGCTGATAGGCTAATGGGCAGGCACGTACTGGGAATGGCTAAAGATGGCTTTGTAGCGAGCAAGCTAATAAACTTTAATGAAGGCGAGCCATCACTTGAGCAGAAAAGAGAAATTGAAAAAGCGTTAGAAAAGAAATTTACAGGCAGCGAGGGTAAGAAATTCATGGTTGCATTTAATAAGAACCCGGCAAATGCAGTAACGGTAACGGATTTAGGTACTTCGCAGCTTACAAAAGAAGACTTTACTAATATAAACTTATTAATTCAGCAAGAGATTTTTGCGAGCCATAAGATAACTAGCCCTATACTTTTCGGAATTAAAACAGAGGGGCAATTAGGTGGGAGAAGTGAACTTAGAGATGCTTACGAGATATTTAAGAACACTTATGTAAACGAAAGGCAGCAGATACACGAAGAAGTATTCAGCGGATTATTTTTGCTTTCAGGGATCCCGGTAGAGGCAAAGATAGTGCCTACAGAGCCGATAGGTATTGAGTTAACTGCTGAAATGATTTCAGGGCTTGGACTTCCAAAAAAATACTTCCTTGATAAATTAGGCGTGAATATAGAAGACTATCCTGCAACGGTAGATGATAGCGTTATCATAAATGCGATAAATTCTTTGAGTCCGTTAGTGGCTAATAAGGTTCTTGAAAGCATGGATGCAAACGAGATAAGAGGGCTTGTAAAGTTACCTGCAAAATTGGGAGGTACTACAGGTGCTGCTCCGCTTGATGCAAACGGTAATGTAGTTGCTGAGATGGTGAACGATAATCTTAAAAACTTAACTGGCAGGCAGTTTCAAAACATAACCAGGATAGTGCGCCAGTACGGTTCAGGCAAGATAACAAGACAAATGGCAGTGGCTTCTTTGCGGTCAGGATTTGGATTAAGCGAGCAGGATATTACAGACTTCTTAGGCGAGGAGTTACAATTTAGCGAAGACGTATTACATCACTTTGCCGAACATGGCGAAGACAGGAGTAATTTTATTTTGCTTCGCCAGTACGATTTGGATTCAGAAACAATTTTACCGTCCGCTTTTGCGGAAGTGAATAAATTAGGCTTAGACGTGTTAGGGGTTATTTCAAAAGATAAGAACGCAACACCGGAAGAAATTGCAAAGACGGTAGGCAAAGATGTTGATGTTATCAATTCCGTTCTTTCTGATTTATTGACAAAGGAACTGATAACAGAATCCAATGGAGTTAGAAAACTCACAAAGCCGTTGAGTGAAATTGCTGACACGAAAATACAAGTTCTAATAAGGTATTCGTATGAATGGAAAAGCGAAGTACCTTTTGGCCAAAGAGATACAGCGGCACATCCATCGAGGGAATTTTGTAAGAAGTTGATGAAGCTGAATAGATTTTACAGCAGGAAAGACATACAGGATATTTCATTAAGGCTTGGTTATTCTGTTTTCGATAGAGCAGGTGGATGGTGGACGATGCCTAACGGCGAACATTCTGTTTCCTGCAGACATGAGTGGAAGCCTAACGTAGTTTTAAAAAAATTATGATGAACGTATTATTCATAGATGAAAGCACAATAAAGTTAAGGACAGGCATCAGCGTAGCTATTGATGGCGGTAAGCAATTACGGCCAATGATAAAGGTTGCACAAGATATTTTTCTTATGCCTGCTCTTGGATCTACTTTGTACAAAAGATTACAGCAGGGAAAGAAAGACGGTAATCTAAATTCGAGCGAAGTAAATTTAATTGACAATTACATTACGGACTGCTTGATATGGGCTACAATAAGCTACTTACCTGTTTCTATGGGTTATCAGTTTTACGCTAAAGGAGCATTACAAAAAACATCGGAGGAAAGCAATGCACCATCTAAGCAGGAACTGGACTACATCGGAACGTATTATCAGGACATTGCTGAAAGTTACAAGCAGACTTTAATAAATTACTTAAGGCAAAACTATACGCTATTCGCTGAATATAGCAGCCCGGGTACTGGA